CCTACCTCTCTCAAGGTAGGTGACAAGGTCACCATCCACACGGACGGTCTTCAGGTCACCGCAACCACCACGAGCGGCGTTATCACCGTAGAGAACCTCAACGGTGCATCTGCCGCAGGCGACACTATTGTCGTCAGAATCTAAGCACAGGAGGAATGACAAATGCCTAACTTTTCTTACAGCGTAATGTCGGGTAAGAACGACCCGATGTTCGGTAAATTTGAGCATCCTATCAAGGCGCTCATCGAAAACGAGTCCAATCTCTGCGAGAAGAACAAGTCCATTCTGGATGTTCTTTTCAATGTCGAGAAGTCCAACCGCTACGCCGAGACCATCATGGGCGAGTCTGACTTCGACACCTTCATGGCGAAGGAAGAGGGTCAGGGCGCTGAGAACGACTCCGTAGAGAAGACCTACGACAAGACCATCTCTCATATCGAGTTCGCTAAGGAGTTCACCATCACTCGTAAGATGGCTGACGACGCGAAGTTCGGTATGGGTGCTAATATGAAGAATAAGCCTAAGAAGTTTGTAAGAGCCTACTACAAGACTCGTATCAAGCTTGCGGCTCAGGCTCTCATCAACGCAACCAAGTCCAGCTTTGTGTTCAACAAGGCTACCGTTGACCTCACCGCTGGTGACGGTCTCCCTCTCTTCCACAACAGGCACACCTATTCCACCGAGAAGATGAAGGGCAAGACCCAGTCCAACTACTTCTACGGTGCTATCTCCACCGATGCCGCCGCTTTCCAGAAGACTCTTGCGGTTCTCGCAAACAAGCTCCGCAACCTCAAGGACGAGAATGGCGAGATTATGGGCTATACCGCCGATACTCTCATCATCCCCTGCAACCGTCCTGACCTTGAGACCATGGCGAAGGCTGTTATCGGTACTGAGAGAACCGCTGGTTCTGACTTCAACGACATCAACACCCAGTACGGCAACTGGACTCTCGTAGTTCTTGACTACTGGGAAGCGTCCAGCGACGAAATCATGGTTATGTCGTCTGAAGCTAACGAGAACCTTCTCGGTAATATGTTCTTCAACCGCGTGAAGCTCGACATCACCAACGGTATCGACCCCCACACCAGAAACTTCTTCTGGAACGGTTACTGCCGTATGGGTATCGGCTTCGGTGCTTGGAAGCATATGCTCCGCGCTGTTAACTCCTCTCAGGCTGTTACCAACGCAGACTCTCTCGCGTAAGAATCGCGTAACAGTCTGACAGGAGGGCAAAATGCGAGTAAACGAGCTATATAAACAGGTCGCTCAGCTCGGTTTTGAAGACTCTCTGGAAGACGACAACAGATTCTACTACGCGGCAAACAGAGCCTTATTGCAGGTCAACTCCATACGACCTGCAATAAGTGCTTATGTTATCAACCATAAGCCGATGGCGAATCTGGTCAAGGAATCTACTTTTTCCCCGATAGAGAGGTCTGAAGACCTTTGCTTTGAGGCGACTGACGCGAAAGCGTACTATCTCGAAGCGGACGGAAACGGAACGCTCTACATCGAGAGGCAGGACTCCGCGAGCGGCGCGTGGGTAATCATCGGGTCGCAGGAGCTTGCTTCTGCTCGCAGATTCATTCCATACAAGGGCTTTATCAAGAAAGACGGCTCATTCACGACGGGGCTGGTCAGACTCCGCTTTGTCGGAGAGTTCCTGTACTCCGTCCGAAATGTCGCTATCTACAGGCACATTTACAGCAATTCTGAGGCAGACATTCCTGCCTACGAGCCGTATACGCGCTATGACATAAGCGCACTCGTGCCTGACTTCCTCTCTCTCAACTCTCCTCCCATCTCGGAGGACGCAGAGTACGAGAGACTCAACCAGAACTACGATGTCGAGGGCGGCAAGGTTATCCTGCTCCCGTACTCCGTTGAGGGCTGTTTCAAGGTTCTCTACAAGCGCAAGCCGCAGGAGATAGAAAACACGGGCTTGGCATCTGAAGACGAGGCTGAAATCGACTTGGACGAGGAGCTTTGCTCCCTCTTGCCGATTCTGATAGCTTCGTATGTCTGGGTCGAGGATGAGCCTACAATGGCTGAATACTACCTCTCGCTTTACCGAGAGCGCGCGATGGATATAGAGCGCAGAATCAGAAACGCTACGCCTGTTACCATCAGAAACACGAATGGATGGTAATTGACTATGGCTACGACAAGAAAGAATCTGCTCACCAGCAGAGATGTGTATAACGCATACTACGGCGACTTCCGAGGCGTTGACTTCTCAAGTGACCACACACAGGTTCACAAACAGCGCCTCGCTTACGCCGTGAATATGTTTAAGGACTACCAGTCTGGTCAGGGTCAGGCTCTGGAGACCATAGCAGGCTTCAGACGCAGGCTTGAGCTTCCCGAAGCTCCCGTTGTGCATGGCATCCACAGATTCCAGCACAGAGGAGAGGGAGGCGCTATATTGACCAAAGTACTCGTCCATGCAGGCGAGAAGCTGTACCTTTGGCACAATTATCCCAACAGCATCAATGTCGTTATGAAGGAGACCATCACGCTTCCTGCGGAGACCTCCGTAATTAACGGCACACGCACCTTTAAGCTCATCTTGGGCGACAATGTGGCAGGAGTGAGAGACATCACCAAGCCTGACGGCGAGAGCGTTCTTCTCAACATGGACTATTTCAACCCAAGCACACACGAGCTGAGTGTGTCGAGGAGCGACCTTGTAGCAGGTGACAACCTGTACCTGTCGTTTGTAGAGGGCGTAATCAGCAAAGAAGACGCCTTGTTCGTGGGCATGAACGCCCGTCGAAGTGCGTCTTTTATTTTTAACAACCGCTTGTACCTGATAGACGGCAAGAACTACCTTGTGTATGACGGAAATACTGTGAAGTCGGTGTGCGATTCCGCGTATATCCCGACGACCTACATCAACATCATACCGAGCGGAGAAAATGCCGACATCGGAACAGAGTACGAGCAGAGGAACATCTTACAGCCGAAGTTCAAGCATACCTTCATCGCGGACGGCACGACCACAGAGTTCTACATGAACGAAAACGCGCTGGAGGAGGTCTCGGAGGTCAAGGTCTACGGCGAAGTCGTGGACAACTACGAGGTCGACCTGCAGAACGGAAAAATCACCTTCTCGGAAGCCCCCGTAAGACCTGAAGAGGTCGAAGGCGGCGCTTTCCCTGAGTTCTACGCTGGCATCGAAATCACCGCCAAAAAGACCTTTACGAGCGTCTCTGGTGTGACCGACGAGTGCGCGGCTATCGGAACGCTGGTGACCGACTGCACTATTGCTACCGTCTTCGACAACCGAATCTTCATGTCTGGCAACCCGAACTACCCGAACCATGTGTTCTATTGCGGACGCAACATAACGGGCTATGTAGACCCAACCTTCTTCGGCGTTCTGAACTATATGCAGGACGGTGTCGGCATCTCTCCCATAACGGGCATGATACCCGTAGCTGATACCCTCATGGTATTGAAGAGCGACGCACAGCAGGACGGTTCTACATACTTCCACGCCGCAGTAGAGACGGGCGAGAACCTTCAGCCGAAGGTCTATCCCTCTACACAGGGACTCAGCGGCATCGGATGCCTCGGAGCTTGCATCAACTTCCTTGACGACCCCATCTTCGTCTCCCGTCTGGGCGTAGAAGCTGTCGGTCAGCTCTCGGTAAGATACGAGCGAGCTGTGGAGCATCGTTCAAGCCTAATCGACGCGAAGCTGGTCAACATCGACCTCAGCGACGCGGTTCTGGAGGAATGGAACGGCTACCTGATACTGCTCGTGGACGGTAAAATGTTCATGGCAGACAGTCGCCAGAAGTATACCCACGAAATCGGAGTTCCGCAGTACGAGTGGTACTACATCGAGGGTGTCGGTGTCTATAAAGACCAGTACCCCGAATACCGCTACGCTACGCAAATCTATCCTGAGCTTCAGGGCGCTACGGTGCGCTACTGCACCGCCTGCCACAAGAGCGCAGTAGAATGTGCCTGCGGCAACGACGACAACATCGTGGAGATACCCCTCACGCTTGCAGAGAGCGTCTACAACGCCGACCTCGGTGAGACTCACAACCTCATGGGCGAAATCGTGAACGCGCCTGACGAGGACGGAAAAAGCACCACAGAGGTCTTCAACGACTTGGTGTCGTTCCAGTCGGACGGCATCACTTATTCCGTGAGAGTCTACTTCACCATCCACGAGGTCTACGACGGCGTTACAGGCGACTTTATCAAGTACGAGGCGTTCCTGTGCGATGCCAAAGGAAACAAGACTGGAGGCGTTTTTAAGAGGGCTACCGTAGCTAAGACGATGGAGAGTAACCTCTTCTTCGGCACAGAGAACGGCGTGGTCTGCTCCTTCAACTTCGATATGAGGGACGAACAGGGCGAAATCGCGCCCAGATACTACAACTTCGACGAGCGCACGATATTCTGCGGCTGTGCGACCAAGATGGACTGTTGCGACATTCCGCATCTGACCAAGAACACGGTCAAGAAGTCCACCGTGGTCAAAACCAAGTCTCTTCAGACCTCGGCGGCAAAGATAAAGGTCAGAACGAATAAGAAGCCTTACGAGCAAATCGCCCGTATCAACAGCACCATGTTCTCCTTCGACAACATGGACTTCTCAGACTTCTCGTTCATCTCCACAGAGCAGAGCCTTTTCAGCGTCAGAGAGAAGGAGAAGAAGTGGGTCGAAAAGCAGTACTTCCTCTACTCCGACGAATATATGAAGCCGTTTGCTTTGTACTATCTCTCGTTCCGCTATACCATAGCAGGCAGATACAAAGAGTAGGAGGAAACCCATGAGTACTACAAAAAAACTTTCAAACATCACAACCAAACAAATAGCAGACAAGGGCGTTCAGGCTCTTGCCAACAGACCAAATGCCTCGTCTCAGTACGGCGTGAGCGGTCTTTCCCCTACACAGCTCAAGCTGTGGTTCGACAAGCTCGCCACTTTTCTTGCAGACAAGATAAACGAGGTACAAAATGCTATCTCGGCAGACGACGCGGCTGCTTATATCCGCTTACTTTTGGACGACTACGGAGTCGAGAATCTCGACGACCTTGTCAAGTCCTTCTCGGACGGTACTTTTGCCGAAAAAATCATGCAGGTATATCCCTCTGCAGGAAGTTTCCATACGCTTCCGCTCCAGACCGCGATAAACGATATCGCGC